CGCCGTTCTGCGTCTGCAGGATGCGTCTTCCCTCATTGGTCGTCTGAGTCCACATCGGAGGATTGTCGGTACCATCAGGAGCGACACATAAAAAGACACGTCCGGCCATCTTGGTAATACCCATGTAAGGTATATGCTTTCCGGTTTCCCATTCACCGCAATTGGTAATGCTTGTACCGTCTGCACCCTTGCTGCCAGTCACACAGATGGCGTTCGTGACAGTGAAAGTTCCGTCAGTGAAGACTATCCTTGTCCGGGTCCAGATATACCAGCCGTTTTTCCACGCCGGAGAGTCTGTCTGCCACTCGCCTCCGGTTGTGGTGGCCGATGAAGAGGAAAGGTAGTATTCTTCGGTAATGGACTTGATGCCCTTGCCGTCGGCCCCCCGCCCACCACTGATACAAGCCGCTTGGGTGTACTTGACTTCGCCATCAGAATAGACAATCTTCGTCCGCGACCAGATATACTTGCCGGCTTCCCATTCAGGGGAGGTAGTCTGCCAACCGTCCACCGGGGCAATGACATTAGACACCGATATCGCGTATTCCACATCGGTAGACTTGATACCCTTGCCGCTTTCTCCCTTGGCCGCATATTTCAGCCAGTCGGCATTGCCGTCTGCCAGTTCTGTAGACGTGCCTTTCTCATTGACACATATCCATGAGCTGCCGTTATGCGTCACCTCATCATAATAGGCATACTTCTCACCCTTTTTCCACGTACCTTTAAATAGCGGTACCCGGAAAGCCTCGCCGGTGATGTCATCCACCTGGAATATCTTGCCGGACATGATGACGTGGCGAAAAACAGCCGAGTAGTTGTCGGCCGGAATGCCATGCACGGTACGACCTTTCTTTTTGCCAATCCATGAGACTTCCTGGGCAGGCTCGACATCCCAAGTATTGGCGTGGTCGAAGAAAGTGATGCAGTTGTTGCCATTAACCGTATCAATCAGGATGTACGTCTGCCTATCCTCATCCGTGAAGTTACCCGTTTGGGCGAGTACCATCGCATCCCCCGGCTTCCAGTCGGTACCCGGTTTCGGCGTCATGACGAATGTCTTGGCAGTGTAATCGGCAGAAGTCACCCGGAACTTCATCTCCTCGAACCCCTGCAGCTTGCCTTCAGGTGACTTGGTGACGAAGTAGGTGGTCAGAATGTCATCGACAAACTGGCTCAGACCGTCGGCATCGGTCAGGTCAGGGGTTATGGTATAGCTACCGTCACCATTATCGCTCCATTCCTTGACCGTACATCCACCTCCGGGAGAGGCACACATCCTGCCTTTGAAATAGGTCACACGGTTATAGGCAATCTCCGGAAAAAACACACGTTTGCGGAAAATGCCCTCTTCCATTTCAAGGATGCCATTCTTATCGATACACCCTCCGGAAATACCGCTGATGAACTCGCCGAACTTGACCCAATCTCCGAAGGTTATGGGGAAAGGAGTGCCGTCAGCCTGGTCTTTGCGAAGGAACACCTTTGATAATTCTTCGATGCTCATTCCTTGTTGAATGAGTTCAAGAATGCCAATAAATGTCCGTCCAACCCTCTCTGCGGTATTCTCTCCCTCAGAAGAGGCGTTCCTTATCTGTAGAGCAAGTTTCCTTAATATGTCAAGTGTATCAGGCATTATTCACCAAGTACTCTAAAAGTTACACGATTAGCATTAATCCCTCCACTTCCCCTATACAGCGGAAAGTCTTTTTTATTATCATTCAAATACCGAACACATTCTTTCATATACCTATCAGCAACAGAGAAAGCATCATTATAAGCCATAAGTTTCTCCTTAAAATCAGAACGCGATGAATATTCGTTATCTTTATTGACAAATCCAAAACGGGTGACATTTCCATCTCCATTTTTCACGATACGAGCATAGGTATAATATGCCAATGTCGTTTTCAGCCCTACAAAGGAACGTTTGCCTCCACATTCTATGGTATAAGAACTACCATTAAGCAACTCACTATAATTTTCCGGATGTTCTTTCACATCTAAGAATAAAGCATCACCCAAAGCTGACTTCAAATCAATGTTCTCCGACTCCCGAATATATGCCTCTATCTTTTCCGTATCGATGTGTATTGACATCGTACGAGCCAACTTATAGACCTCATCTGTTGTTATTAGACATCGCAGCATTTCTTATATATTTAAGAGGTTGTACACTAAAGTCATTGGAAGGATTGAGAGGTTCATACCAATGCGCAAAAATTTTCTGAAAAGCCCGTTCAATCATGCGTTGTTGCTTTGACACAATAGAGTTATAGTATTCAAAAGCATCTTCCAATATATCCCCAGAAAAACCAACCTTACCAATCCGGATACAATACCAAGGCTCCTGCCCGAAAGCCGAATAAATACGTTCAACCACACTGGCATCAGTAACGGTAAACTCCTTATCATAATTTTTAGGACTAATATCCACAAACTCCGGTTTTTCTTCATCAGATTCCAAGGTTACCTCTAAGACCTTTGTCGCATTGGTGTCTCCTTGTAATTGCACGATAGTATCAGAAAAACCAGTATCTTCATTAGTCCTATCCTCTTTTATAGGATTTCCGTTTTCATCAAAACGTACCGAAGAAGCACCTTTCTTTGTAATTATCATCCCGGAAGGCATGAAGTTACAACGCACATTACGATACTTCACATTGGCTAATCCCTCATCCGTACTCATTTCCGTAATCACACGGTCAGCTCTTCCGATAGGATACACGAATTTCCCTGTGTTGCTAATCCATAGTATCTGCCCCTTATAGTTTTCAATCCCTCCGGCAGCCCGAATTTGCGCATAGACCACCTCCTTACGTGGATTAAATACATCTATAAACTCCACATTTTCTGGTATTACCTTTATGGCTTTTCCCTGACGGGTTTTCTTTCCTGTCCAATCCGGATGAACTGCGATTTTTGCGATATATCCGGATTCATCCTCCTCCAACAAACGGCAATTTTCAAAGGGGATGTGCTGTACTTCCACTATATCTGCGAACATATTATAATTAACATGTATCGCCATCCCATCGTAATCAGCAACATCCTTGCAGACGAAAGCATGGATGTCATCTGCCGTATCTCCACGGCGGTTAACCACATATTCAGAAAAAGCAACCTCACGAAACCCATTTCCCTCTATGAAATTGGCATAACGTTCTGCACATTCGCTACCCGTTGAACTCGCAGCGATGATATTTCTTAGATGTTGGGGATATAAATTATCATCACCGTAGCTTTGGATGCCAAGATTACGTAAAATCTCTGGAATAACCTCGAAAAACGGGAGAAATGACGCTAAACGACTTAATATCAGAGTTGTTACGGTGTCAAATGATGACAAGCCGAAAAATCGGGAAACGCAAAGAAAAGCGGATTTAAGAAGAAGAATGGTTTGCAAATCATTACCCGTGAAAGAGTAAGATTTAACATATGAGAGATGCTATTGCACCGTTTGTCACCGATTTGCGTATCAAGGTCTAACTCGTTGATATTTAACTTTGCAAACAAAAAACGAGTATGACAAGAAGTACATTCAAAGTGCTGTTCTACGTGAACGGCAGCAAGGAGAAAGACGGTATTGTCCCCATCATGGGACGAGTGACAATCAACGGTACTGTGGCGCAGTTCAGTTGCAAGCAGACCATCCCGAAAACCCTTTGGGATGCGAAAGGCAACCGAGCCAAAGGCAAGAGTGCCGAAGCACGGAACATCAATCTGGCATTGGACAACATCAAGGCGCAAATCATCAAGCACTATCAGCGCATATCCGACCGAGAGGCATACGTAACGGCTGAAATGGTGCGCAATGCCTACCAAGGGGTAGGAAGCGAGTATGAGACACTGATAAAGGCTTTTGACAAGGATTGCGCCAACTTTCTGAAACGTGTCGGTAAAGACCGCAGCATCGGCACGTACAAGGTCATGGTAAGGGCAAGGAACTATGTCGCAGCCTTTATCAAGTCATTCTACAAACGGACAGACATGTCCATGCTGGAACTTACACCCGACTTCATCAAGGAGTTTGCGGCTTATCTTACAGCTGAACGGGGACTGAAAAACGCCACCATCTGGCTGAACTGCATGTGGCTGAAAGGCGTGGTCATGCGTGCGCACTATAACGGACTGATACCGAGAAATCCGTTTGCGCAGTTCCATATCAGCCCGAATGTTAAGGAACGGGAGTATCTGACAGAGGACGAAATCAAAAGAATCATGGCGCACGAGTTTGACAACCCCACCCTCGCATTGGTGCGAGACCTGTTCATTTTCGCCTGCTTCACCGCCTTGTCTTTCGTGGATATGAAAGAACTCACAACGGATGAAATAGTGGAGGTGAACGGTGAGAAATGGATATTGTCGAAACGGCACAAGACAAATGTCCCGTTCCAAGTGAAGTTGCTGGATATTCCCTTGCAGATAATCGAACGGTACAAGTATCTGTCGGAAGACAAGCTGGTTTTCGGGAAAATCAACTATTGGACGATGTGCAAACAGCTGAAAAAGGTAATGGCGGAATGCGGAATAGAGAAGCATATCTCCTACCATTGCGCACGTCATACGTTTGGAACACTGGCTCTTAGCAAGGGGATGCCCATTGAAAGCGTGAGCCGTGTTCTGGGACACACGAACATTGTCACGACTCAAATCTATGCGAAGATAACCACGCAGAAACTTGACAATGACCTGACGATGTTCGGCAACAAGCTGAACGCATCGTTCGGAAGTGTAACCCCATAACCAAGCATAGCCATGAAACGAAGCATCATCACAACGGACGGCAACGGCAACATCACCTTGCCGACCGACATTAGCGCAACCGCCATGAGCGAATGGGAACTTTGCGACCTGTTCGGAGTAACCGCCCCGACATTCCGTGCAGGGCTGAAGGCTCTTTGCAAGAGCGGAGTTTTAAGGGAATACGGGATAAGGCGAAGCATACGGGTATCCGATAATTGCTGTATGGAGGTTTACAACCTTGAAGCGATAGTTACCCTCGCTTTCCATATCGGCACATTCGGAGCGGAACGGGTACGCAATGCCGTTCTTGAAAGACTGTACCTGCGAAAAGAGAAAACAAGCATCTTCTTCTCGCTGAATACCAACGGTATATCCAAATCCGAATACTTCTCGTAGCTGAATGCCTGACATTATTCACTCGGTAAGTCAGTAATTCATTAAGTCAGTACGACAGAACGACAGACGCTCTGATTTTTTCTCCCGAAAAGCGTAATCCGACATTTGCTTTTCGGGAGTTTTTCCGTTTGCACAGCCCCAAGCCATTGAACGTTTTTGTTTCGGGGGCTATTTGTCACCATTCTGCCGTGTTTTGCATAACAACCTATCCGATAATTGATTATATTTTTGCAGCTGGTAATTTTCAAACTTAAAACCATTTGATTATGTCAGCTATCGAACAACAAGACAGCCACAGATCGCCATCGGATGGCGGCATGGCAAAGGAAGAATTTATCCGTGTCGGGACAACGCTCTACAAGATTGTGGAGCAACCGAGACTGAACGGAGGGTATGTGAAGAAACGCATCGCATGGAACAACGAGACCCTGCGACAGGATTACGGCAAGGATTACATCGGCAGCGTTCCCAAGTATGACGGCTTCTGCACCGTACCCGAACACATCGGCTACCGTTCCGTGGTCGGCAAGTTCCTTAACCTTTACGAACCGATAGACCACCGACCGCAGGAGGGCGATTTATCGCATATCCAATCTTTGGTACAGCACATCTTCGGGGAACAATACGAGTTGGGGATGGACTATCTACAACTGCTTTACCTGCAACCGATTCAGAAGTTGCCTATCCTGCTGTTGGTGTCGGAAGAACGCAACACGGGCAAAAGCACCTTCCTGAACTTTCTGAAAGCCCTTTTTCAGAACAATGTGACTTTCAACACCAACGAGGATTTCCGCAGCCAGTTCAATTCCGACTGGGCTGGCAAGTTGCTTATCGTGGTGGATGAGGTGCTGCTCAACCGCAGGGAGGATAGCGAGCGGTTGAAGAACCTCAGCACCACACTTTCCTATAAGGTGGAAGCCAAAGGCAAAGACCGTGACGAGATTGCGTTCTTCGCCAAATTCGTGCTGTGTTCCAACAACGAGCATCTGCCCGTAATCATAGACGCAGGGGAAACACGCTATTGGGTGCGCAAGATAAACCGCTTGCAGTCCGATGATACCGACTTCCTGCAAAAGCTGAAAGCGGAGATACCCGCCTTTCTCCATTTCCTGCAACACAGAAAACTGTCCACCGAAAAGGAAAGCCGGATGTGGTTCAACCCCACATTGCTGCATACAGAAGCCTTGCAGAAGATTATCCGTAGCAACCGCAATCGGCTGGAGATAGAGATGTCGGAACTGCTGCTTGACATTATGGTTGCAATGGATGTGGATAGCGTTTCATTCTGCCTTAACGACCTTGTCGTACTGCTGGTGCACTCGCAGGTAAAGGCGGAAAAGCACCAAGTGCGTAAGGTGGTGCAGGAGTGCTGGAAACTAACACCTGCACCAAACGGGCTTACCTACACCACTTATCAGGGCAATTACAACAGAAGTTGTCACTATGAGCCGATAAAGAGGGTGGGACGCTTCTACACCGTCACAAGGGAGCAACTCGAATCCCTGTAATACTATCATTTTTCTGTTGAATTGTTGAATATGGGTATAAATACACTGACAATAAACGATATACATTCTCAACAAAATTTCAACAAGCCAAAAGAGAAGTTGAGAGACCACCGACACCCGTTTGTGGATTTCTCTTTTGGTGAGCGGTTTGTTGAGAAGATGTTGAGAGGTTACGAGGCTGTATATAAACATATTACATCAACAGTTCATCAAATCAACAAATTTTCATCAACTTCAAAACCGTATGTAATATGACAATCCAAGATGTAAAGCAAATCAAACTGGCAGACTATCTGCAAAGTCTGGGCTATACGCCTGTAAAGCAACAAGGCAGGAACCTGTGGTACAAATCACCGTTACGGGAAGAAACGGACGCATCGTTCAAGGTAAACACCGAGCTTGAAAAATGGTACGACTTCGGCATCGGCAAAGGCGGTAATATCATTGCATTGGCAGCGGAACTCTACCATTCGGGAGATGTAGCCTATCTGCTGAAACGCATAGAGGAGCGGACAGCATACATCCGCCCTGCATCGTTCTCTTTTGGCAGACAGCATTCCGACAATCAGCCTTATCAGGGATTAAGGGTTGGTGAGTTGTCCTCTCCTGCTCTTATCGCCTATCTGCAAGAAAGGGGAATAAACATCGGACTTGCCAAAAGAGAATGCAGGGAGCTTCGGTTTATGAATGCCGACAAACCCTATTTTGCCATCGGCTTTCCGAACATGGCAGGAGGATATGAAGTGCGCAACAGATACTTCAAGGGATGTGTCGCCCCGAAAGACATCACCCATATCCGACAGCAGGGCGGACAACGATGTATGTGTTACCTGTTTGAGGGGTTCATGGATTACCTTTCATTCCTTACCATCCGAGTAGAAAACAATCCGCAACACCCGCGATTGGACACACAGGACTATATCATATTGAACTCCGTTTCCAATCTTGCAAAAGCGGAAAGCATATTGGAGACCTACACCCAAGTCGGCTGTTTCCTTGACAACGACACGGCAGGACGGAACACCTGCACGAAACTGAAAGAGAAGTTTGGGGAACGCCTGCTTGACAAGTCAATGTACTATCGTGAGTATAAGGACTTGAACGACTACCTGTGCGGTAAGCCCTTGTCCCAATCGGCAGAGCCGATAAAGGAGAAGAAGCAAGTCCAATTCGCAAGGCGGATGATGCAGCCACCGAAAAAGAAAGGGGGATTTCATCTGTAATATGCACGTTCGCTTTCCCAAAGGTATTTAGACAGAAATACCATAGCTCAATAGGGCGTTTTCTTCACGCATTACTCCGTAACGCTAAAAACACCCTATCGAGCCAAAGGGAAATCCCTTTGGAAACCCTGTGCAAACGAGTGCAGCAAGGACTCATTTGCATAATAAACCCTGTGAACCGATGCCACAGGCAGAGAGAAGAAACATAACGATAACCGCAAAAATAGAAATAATATGGGATATTTTTCATTGGACATAAAGAAAGCAAAGGGGACATCGGACACCACGCAGTCCGACCATATAGAGAGAAAGATAATACCTAAAAACGCAGACCCGACAAGAACACATCTGAACAGGGTGCTTGTCGAATACCCCGATGGCGTTCACGGCAGGGATGAAGCGATTGCCCACAGGCTGAACACGGCAGGCATCAGACGGAAAATCACACACGACCAAGTCCGTGTTGTCCGGGTGGTTTTATCGGGTACGCACGAGGACATGATGAACATACAGGAAAAAGGAAAGCTTGATGAATGGTGCAACGACAGCATCCAATGGCTTCAAGCCACATTTGGCAAAGACAATGTGGTTGCTGCCCATCTGCACATGGACGAGAAGACTCCACACATCCACGCAGCCGTTGTTCCCATCGTAATAGGTGAAAGGCGCAAAGCCAAGAAAGAACAGACGGACGGCAAGCGCAAGTACCGCAAGAAAACAAATTCCGTCCGTTTGTGTGCCGATGACCTGTTCAACCGCCAGACCTTGATTGCCTACCACGACAATTACGCAAGGGTGATGACGAAATACGGATTGCAACGTGGGGTACGGGGCTCGGAAGCACGGCACACTACCACCATGCAGTATTATCGGGACTTGAAAAAGAAGAATGAAACCCTTGAAACCGAAACCAGACTATTGCAGGAGAAGAAGACCAAAGCGCAGGAGGAGTTGAGACAGGTAAAAGCGGAAATCCGCACCGACAAGTTCAAAAGCGCAGCCACCGATACGGCAACCGCCCTTGCAAGCAGTGTGGGTTCTCTTTTCGGAAGTGGAAAAATGAAATCATTGGAACGTAGGAACGAGGACTTGCAAGACCGCATCCTTGAACTTGAAGACGAAGCCCGACAACGGGAACGGCAACAAGCCGAACAGATACAGGAGATAAGAAACGCTTACGAGCAACAGCACCGTAAGCTGTCGGAGTTTACAGATTTTGTCAGACGCTACTTTCCGTATGTGGAGAAGCTTATACCTGTGGTAAACTTCCTACGTGAACGTTTGGGTTTCAATGACGGAATAATCAGAAGACTGTGCGAGTTCAAGGAGGTCGGAATAAAAGGTAAACTCTATTCTTCCGAGTTTAACCGAAGTTTTGATACCCGACATTCTGTCTGCTCCATCAAACAGGATGAAAGCGGTAAATTCGATTTCAAGATAGACGGGGTTTCACATGTGAACTGGTTCAGAAAGAAGATGAATGAGTTTAGGGAAGCCATGGGAATACCTAAGCAGAAACAAGATAGAGGTATAAAACTATAAATCAAAGGAACGGCCGTAATAATCTGCCTGTATTGAGCGGATTATCACGGCTTTTTTATACTTTTGCAAATGGATTGAGACAACTCTGTCCAAAGACATATGAAAATAGAAGAAGCGTTATGCTCATCTTGTACTTGAAAACGTAGGAAATTTTCAATTAGATGCAAGGATAGCATAGTGGTTCTCACGCATATAGCGTGGGCTGCTATTGTTACATCTGCATCTATGGTTTCCTACGACCTTCAAGTAAAGAGTGTGGCATACAGTTCCACGCTTGAACCGAGAATGATTATATACTAATCTGATAATCAATTTATATATTAGTATTTATCTTTTATTTGATACCGTATAGTTCCCATATTCTGTCGGTTTCCCAAAGGTTATTATTATTTTGCTCCACTGTCTAATAAAAGCTCTTCATTTTGAGGTATGGTGTTAATGTTCGCCAAAGGGTTGGTTAGAACAACCCATTGGCGAACTATGATAACCTTAACTTAATGTACTCGGTTCATGATCGGGGTATTAAGCCGCAAAGCATTCTATAATGTCCGATTTTCTTTAAGAATTTCGGACATTTTATTGCTACATCAAGAGTAATATCGTATCTTTGCAAGTGGAATCATTGTGGATATGAAGACGATACTGACAAAGGAAATACGAAACATCATAGACCGAAACGGACCGAACAGGCTTTATATGGTGAGTGATTTTGCCCATCTGAATAATGATGGGCTAGTTACTCGTGCGCTTTCCCGATTAGAGAAAGAGGGGGTGCTCATTCGTCTTTCTCAAGGTCTATATCTATATCCATTACGGAATAAGTTCGGTGTACTTCGTCCCTCTATAGAAGATATCGCATACGCTATAGCGGAAAAGGATAAGGCTCGTATTATACCTAGTGGATTGACAGCATTGAACAAATTGGGACTTTCCACACAGGTCACGATGAATGCAGTCTATTTGACAGATGCCACAGCAAGGGAACTTACTATCGGGAACCGTAAAATCATATTCAAGCGTAGCGCACCTCGCAATTTTGCCTACAAGACAGACTTGTTCCCACTTATAGTCGCTGCCATGAAAGAATTAGGGAAAGATAACGTGACAGATGAACAGATCGCAATCATAAAACAAACCATTGAAAAATATGGTAGTCCTGATGAAATCAAATACGATTACAGCATTGCTCCGCAATGGATTAAACAAAGACTTGCATTATGAATTTTACTAAGCTTACAAAAGAAGAACAACTTACCATTTTGGCTAATGTAGCCGAAGATAAAGGGATTGTGGACAATGCCGTAGAAAAGGACTACTGGGTCAGTATGGTGTTACGTGCCATATTTTCTTTGCCGTATGCAGCAGCTTTTGTTTTCAAGGGAGGAACAAGCCTTAGCAAAGGTTGGGGATTAATAGAACGGTTTTCGGAAGATATTGACCTTGCAATAGATCCCCAATATCTCGGCTTTACAAATATTGAGACTAAAAGTCAACGGACTAAGTTGCGGAAAGACTCCAAGAAGTTCATAGATGGCTCTTTCGCGCTCGACGTTGAGACCAGATTAAAAGAGTTTGGGCTATCAGAGAGCTGTAAGGTTATAGTTCCAGAGACATCTGTCAGTGACCTTGATCCTGTAGTCCTGTTTGTCGAGTATAATTCAGTGCTGCAAACGAAAATGCAATATATACCCGAACGAGTCAAGGTTGAGATAAGTTGTCGTTCACTCATGGAACCGTCAGAAGATGTGAAAATGCGTTCTATGATAGAAGAGGCTTATCCAGGTGAAGAGTTCTCATTACCTATATTCACTGTTCCTACCGTAGTGCCAGGACGAACATTCCTGGAAAAGGTTTTTCTTTTACATGAAGAGTTTAACCGTCCCAATGGCTGTACGCATATCGAACGTATCACACGACACATGTATGACATTGTAAAGATGATGGATAAACCGTTTGCTATGGAAGCAATGCAGGATGTACAATTATACGAGGACATTGTGACTCATCGTAAAAAGTTTACGGCTTGGAGTGGATTGGACTATACGAGTCATCTTCCACACACAATATCGTTCCTGCCTCCTAAAAGCATCGAAGATGTTTTGCGTGACGACTATAAGCAGATGCAAATTGGCTTCATCTATGCCAATGCACCTTCTTTCGATGAGATTATGGAACGATTGAGTGAGTTGCAAAGCAGATTTAGGACATTGGTATGGAAAAATAATCGTTGACGGTATGGATAGAATAAATGTTGATATGACCGAAACTATTATTTTTGATTGATAAAGAATACAAAACATAGTTCAATATGGCACATAGTTTCATAACCAATAAAGATCGTCTACTCTCCGACATTATCACGGGTATCTTGCCCAAATCGGATGCCGTAGATATTCTTGTGGGCTATTTCTATTTTTCGGGATACATACAGCTTGCCGATAAGCTCGCTGATAAGCATCTCCGTATTTTGGTTGGTCTTGACATAGACACTCGGATTTCAAATCGTGTCCGTGAGGTAGAAGAGTTGGTGGAATGGCAACGCATCCGGAGTAAGGTTCGTGAGGAATATTTCAACAACTTAGTGAGACTCATTAATGAAACGGATAATACCGATACAGATGAAACCATCCGAATATTTCGTCAATTTCAACATAAAATTTATAATGGCACATTGGAAATACGTAAGACCGAAGACCCGTGTCATGCGAAAATGTACCTTTTTGCTTATAATAGCATCAATAACGAAAATGGAGAACAACCCGGTGATGTAATCACAGGATCAAGTAATCTTTCCTATCAAGGTTTGCAAGGTAGAACAGAAATCAATGTACGGTTTACAGACAAGGGGAAATATACGGAGGGAAAACAAATCTTTGACGAACTTTGGTCAAATGCCATTCCAATTGTGGACGAAAACACTGTTGATCGTTGGAAAGAAAAAGTCGAGAGTAAAATTTGGATTGACCGACTCTTTCAGCCATATAAACTTTATCTACGTGTGCTCAGCGAGTATTTTAACATTCCGTCTAAAACAAATGTGCGTACACCTTTCGACATTACCGATGGAAAGTTCTTCAACCTGAAATATCAAACTGATGCCATTCAACTTGCATTGAAGTCTATCGAAACCCATAACGGAACGATTGTAGCAGACGTAGTTGGCTTGGGAAAAAGTATAATCGCTTCTACCATTGCCCACAACCTCCGTTTGCGTACTATTGTTATATCACCCCCACACTTGAAGTCAGGATGGGACGCTTATAAGGACGAGTTCGGTTTCACAGGCACAGTATTCAGCAGTGGTAAAATTTCGGAAGCATTGACGCATTACAATGATTTGAAGAAACCTGATGAACAGTTTCTGATTATAGTGGACGAGGCGCATCGCTACCGCAATGAATACACAGAAGATTACGCCATGCTGCACAATCTTTGTCAAGGTAATAAGGTGGTGTTATTGACAGCAACTCCATTTAACAACGACCCTGCCGACATCTATTCCATGCTGAAACTCTTTCAGATACCTACCAAGTCCACACTTAAAACAGTGGAAAATCTTAGTATTGAGTTTCGCGATCTTATCAACCAGTACAAGGAACTGCGCGAATTGCAGCGTCAAGGTAAACTCTCCAAGCAAGACGTAAAAAACGAAACCGCTAAGATAGCTCGCACAATTCGCTCTATTATCGGGCCTTTGGTTATCCGCCGTTCACGCATTGACCTACAGCAGATTGACACATATAAAGACGACCTAAAAAAGCAAAAGATTGAGGTGGTTATTCCACAGGACCCTATTGAGTTATCTTATGACCTCAAGGAATTGAAAGACTTGTATCTGCGCACGCTTAATCTCATTTATGGGACAAAATCAAACGATGAAGATTCGGACGATGGCAGTTACCGCTTTCAAGCAGCTCGTTACAAGCCAGTGCTATATGTGCCGGAAGATAAACGTGAAGCATTGGCCAATGACATAGAACGCCAAACAGGGATTGATGATGTAAATATGCTCATCGGTCGTCAAGCAAACGTGGCAAAATTCATGCGCCGTTTGCTGGTGCGTCGCTTCGAAAGTTCGGTTGCATCTTTCAAAACGTCGCTTGCCTTTATGATAAAATCTTCTCGTAATGTGCTCGATTGGATTGACCGTACCGGAAAGATCCCCGTTTGGAAAAAAGGAGGCATGCCTGATGTGGATGACTTTTACGAAAGCACTGATGATGGCATGGCGGAAATAGAAGATGCGTTTGAGAAATATTCAGGCAAGGGATTCTTTGTTATTGACATGAAGTTTGTCAAGAACGAGTTTATCAATGACGTAAAAGCCGACATCGCACTTCTTGAGTCTATTTACTTGGAATGGTTTGGTAAGGAAAATATTATCAAGTTCGATCCGAAACTCGAATCGTTCATCCGCCTTGTTCGTGAGAAACTATCCAATGAACCAAATCGCAAACTTGTTGTATTCAGCGAGTTCGCTGATACTGCCAACTACCTTGGTGCGGCCCTCAAAGATGCCGGACTTCCTGCACTTAAATATACTTCAGCGGATGCAACGCCTTCTATGCGCCAGACTATTCGCAATAATTTTGACGCAAGTGTTAAAAAAGAAATGCAAGCCAATGACTACAAGGTCTTGGTTGCCACTGATGCCATTTCCGAGGGTTACAACTTGCATCGAGCCGGAGCGATATTTAACTATGACATTCCATATAATCCCACAAGGGTGATCCAGCGTATAGGACGTATCAATCGTATCAACAAAAAGGTTTTCGACAACCTTTATATTTATAATTACTTCCCCACAGAGGTAGGCGAAAGCGAAACCCGCACCAAAGAAATATCTACCTTAAAAATGGCAATGATTCATGCCATTATGGGTGAAGATACTAAGGCATTAACTTCCGATGAAGAATGTTACGCTTTTTTCCGAGACCGTTACCGTGCGGAAATCGAGCATTCCGAAACGGAATCGTGGGACACTCAGTATCGCCATCTTTTAGAATCGGTCAAGGGTACTGATGAATACAATGAGGCTTTGCAGATTCCACACCGCGCCCGAACAGGGCGCATCGTGGATAAGCCGCTCAAAGGTGTCATCCTTTTTGGTAAAAAAGGCGAAGATTTCGTTTTTAAAATTTCCAATGGCGACTGTGAGCCGACAATGCTTTCTGCCGAAGAAGCCTTGAAGCTCTTTGAAGCTTTACCCGATGAAAAGCCGTTTGCTACCACCGAGGACTTCGACCGATTGTATCAACAGGTGAAACTTTTACTATTCCGCAGCGATACAAAGAGCCGTAATGACAAAAACATCTTAAGGGCTATTCAAAAACTTAATGCAATTAAGATAAAACTGCCTGAAGATTACTATTCTGATCTTTTGGCGGCTCTCGATGCGGAAGCATTGTCTGGCTATGAAGTGCGTTTCATCAATCAAATGAAACCATCAGAGATTCAAAAATTATTCAAAGAGATTCCTGCCGACTATCTTATGCGCTTGCTCGAAGCACAAGCCAAAGTCGGAGAAGGGAACGAAACATTAATAATAACTGAAGAACTGCAATAATGATGGATTTTAGCAAAGCATATAATCGTGCGGATTTTGTCAATTACCTCCGCCGTGATTTCCTCCCCGATGATTTTGAGCAGGAAGAAAAGAATGTCCCATTTTGGACACAGATGAACTATGCATCTGTTGCCACTTGTCTTGGCAAGTCTAAAACGTTAGACCTCGTGGTCTATGAAATCAAACACCATTCGCCCCATGATGCTCGCGTGGGACTGTCGAAAGATGCCTTCCGTATGCTTGCAGGAGAAAAACAAAACCGAGCTTTGGTTATCTTCGTTCCAGAAGATAACTCGGACAATTACCGTTTCTCGCTGATTGAAATCCAACTCTCTATCGGTGAAAATGACAGTAATGTTACCCGTGCTTATTCTAACCCTCGTCGCTATTCTTACTATCTTGGCAAGGGAATCGCTTGCTATACGCCCAATAAATACTTGAATGAACTGGGTAGAGTCGAGGATGTGAAAGATCTTTTTGAGCGTTTCTCGGTAGAGGTACTTACCAAGGCATTCTATCAAGAACTGTCAGATTGGTATGCTTGGGCAATTAAGGTTATTTCTTTTCCAAACGATATCTCTACACAGGCAGATGATAAACGCCACAATCACGAGGGGGTAATCCGCCTTATCACTCGATTGATTTTTGTATGGTTCTTGAAAGAGCGTAAACTTATTCCGTGGCAGTTCTTCGATCAAGAGTATATAGCCAATCATCTTATTAAGGGTTTCAATCCGCATAAAATTGACAATCTTTTCGGCAAGTCGGAAGCAAGTGTTTATTATCGCGCTATCCTGCAAAACCTTTTCTTTGCAATGCTTAATTGCCCAATTACCAAGGAGGGAGGTACGGAGTTTACAGAACGCCGTTTCAAGGACAACCGCTCGCAGTTTGACGATAACAAACTGATGCGCTATCGTGATGAGTTCAATGATCCTGACGAGTTCTTGCGTCTCGCTAACGAAACCGTGCCATTCCTCAATGGCGGACTTTTCGACTGCTTGGATGAAAAGCGTACGGGAATGTACTACGATGGTTTCAGTGAACGTAAGGAGTCAATGGCGCAACTGATTGTACCAGACTATCTTTTCTTCGGAGAGGAAGCGGGTAAAAACATAGACCTTTCAGAATTCTACGGCGATGCTAACAAGAAGAAAGTGTCGGCTCGTGGTATCATTGACATTCTCAAGCGTTACAACTTTACAGTAGAGGAAAATATGCCATTTGATAAAGATGTATCGCTCGATCCGGAATTGCTTGGTAAGGTATTCGAGAACTTGTTAGCTTCATACAATCCAGAAACCCAACAAACAGCCCGTAAGCAAACTGGTTCATTCTATACTCCACGAGAAATAGTGCAGTATATGGTTGATGAAAGCCTTGTCACTCACCTCAAACGCACGGTTGGCAATGAGTTGGAGAGTGAATACCGCAAGCTACTTGACTATGCAGATAACGAAATTTTGCTTACCGAACAGCAGAAGTTGGCAATTATGCAGTCTCTCTATAACTGTAAGATACTCGATCCCGCTTGTGGTTCAGGAGCATTCCCTGTTGGTGTGCTTCAACAGATGGTGCATATTCTTAAGCAAATTGATCCCGATAATAGTCGTTGGAAGAATATGCTACTACAATTCGCTATTGATGAAACATCTGAGGCATACCTTAATTCGACTGCTGAAGAACGACGAGAAGCTGTTGCTGATATAGAAAGAGCTTTTGATGAGAATGTAAACTACCCAGACTATGCCCGTAAACTCCACCTTATTGAAAATTGCATTTATGGTGTAGATATTCAGCCCATTGCCATTCAAATTTCAAAACTCCGCTTTTTTATCTCCCTTGTCATAGACCAGAAACGGAATAACAATCCTGCCGACAATTTCGGAATTCGTCCGTTGCCTAATTTGGAAGCCAAATTTGTTGCAGCAAACTCACTTCTTGGTCTAAAACGGACGGAAGCATCTTTATTTGACTCAGAAGAAATAAAACAGAAAGAACGTCAACTTAAAATTGCTAAACATAAAATATTTAGTGCTAGACGACCTACAACCAAGGAAAAATGGCGCAATGAGGTAGTTCGCTTGCGTAAGGAGATTGCGGATCTCTTACTTGAAAAAGACTGTATCGGCAACGAACAAGCAGCCCAACTTGCACAGTGGGATATGTTCGACCAAAATACTTTCGCTCCTTTCTTTGATCCCGAATGGATGTTTGGTATCAAAGAGGGCTTTGACATTCTTATCGCCAATCCACCTTATATCTCTACAAAAGGTGTTTCAACTGCCGATAAGAAACTATTCGAAGCGGAATTTGGCTTCTCTGATGATACATACAACCTGTTCTTTTTCAAAGGCTTTTCCTTGCTTTGTGAGGGAGGATGTATTACATACATTACTCCTAAGACATTTTGGACAACTCAAACCAAGCGTAATTTAAGAGATTTACTGCTTGCCAATACACTTAATTACGTGTTTGATACAGCCAATCCATTTGAAGCTGTAATGGTTGACACTTGCATCACCTCGGCAGTTAAGAATAAGCCTGCCGCAGAAAATCTCGTGCGCTTTATGGATGGTCGTAAGAGTTTATTACAGCCCGAACGTCTGACCGTAGCTCAATCAGTATATCTCAATACTCAGAACAGTGTGATATTCAAACCGTCTGAATTGAATATGCGTATCTACGAGCTTTATGGCGAAAAGGTCAAAGCTCTGTATGATAAGTGGTGGGACAAGATTAAGACTTCTCGTGAAATCGAAAAGAATAAACGCGAACTTGAAGAATATCGGGCAAGCCTTAAACCTGGTGATGTTGCACTTCTCGGGTGCTTGACCGAGGGTGGACAAGGTTTGGCTACCGCCAATAATGGTAAATACATTGCGGTAAGAAGCACCACTAAATGGGCGGAGAACATCCGTGTGTCTCGGCCTAAGAAACTTGCTGATTTTTTGGCTCGAACCCCGAAAGCTATAACCGCAGAAATGCGCCGTTACCCATCATATGTAGCTTTTTTACAATCATTGTCAGAAGCTGAAATTGCAGAACTCTTTGATTCTCTCAAAGAGCAATATGGTCGTGACATTTTCGGTCAAGGTTATCTTTATAAGATTGTGGATGATTGCGAAATAGCAGATGTGGATTCTTTGACAAATGATGAAAAAGAGAACGGAATAGAAACCACTAAGCCGTACTATGTGCCTTACGACAAAGGAGATAAAGACGGTAATAGATGGTATTTAGAGACTCCTTTTGCTATTGCATGGTCTAAAGAGAATGTCCGTTTTTTGAAGAC